GGGTAATCCCCTTGTAATTCACAACGTGTCACTGTATCGAGGGTAATAATGTTCTCCATCGCATCTTTTACTGTCTCGTTCAGTGTCGCTGCTTTGAATAATGTATCCGCATAGGACTGAATAGCGAATGTTGCCCTGCAAATGTGATTGGTCTTGCTAGAGCCTGTCTTTTCAATGACAACAAAGGTCTGTGCATCAGGATTCGGATTGTTCTCAGGAACTGCCATGTAGCACGGCACTGACAGTGTTTCTGTCAGATAGTCCAGTACAGTTTTTTCAATCATAAGCCGATTACCTTAAGCAGAGTGTTGTTCTCGTTGTTATCCTTCCTTGCTTCGTAAGTGTCAGGATAGACACTCGCAATGCCACGATTCCTACCTACTTTGAAATTGAAGGCATAACCGCTTCCGGCACTGGATGCCGCCGCCGATGCTTTCTCAACAAGGATGCTTTGCATAGTGCTGGACTGCATGAGTTCACGAACACCCTGCTTATTCAGTACGAATTTAAAATTCTTACTCATACCTTTCACACTTGACCTTTAGATGCCACTGGAGTGGGATGTTGGCTTCGATACCTCGCTCCGGTATGCCGAAAGTATGGAATTTCTGACCGAAGAACTCGACAATCTGATCCTGCCATTCGTGTGAGTCTCCTTTCGGAATCCCCAAAGTGTACTCAATCATCTTGCCAGTCAGATTCAGTTCTTCTGTTCGTTCTTCCGGTGTCGGCTGACCAACGAGCACGTTATCGACATCGAATGATGCCCATGCGTATATCGGCTGATTGAAGTCATCCACTCCAATTTGTGTCTTATTCCACAAAGTTACTGTCATTCCTTGGATCATAGAAGTCTATAACTCCATATTTCTGCCGTTTCAGTCCTAATCTTTTTAAATCGTTGTTCATGATTGCGTTGCCGATACCGCCACCTGCGACCGCATACGTTCCGCTCCATGAATATCCAAGACCTGACTGTGACTCCTGTGTCATTGCTTCGCCTGTGGTGTTCTGTCTCAGTATCCTTGTAAGAATGGAGACAGTAACTTCT